TGAAAATAGCTTTGTCTTTACCCTTGAGTTCCACGTCGAAGAAAACGTCTTTGCCGTAAGCGTTGGGCTTGCCAATCGGCATATCAGCGTGCTTGCGCGTGTCATTGACGCCCTCGGAAAAGTGGAATAAAGGAGCGGTGTTCCAAGTAGAATAAGCGAGATTGAAATCTTCTTCGTCGGTGGTGCCAGAGTTGCAAAATTCACGATGGAGAGAGTCGTAGGTTACAGGGATTCCGCTAGTGAGGAAAAAATGTCTGTGCAAGTTAGCGATGTTCCATGAGCCAGCAACGTTGTCGTTGACTTCGACGACTAGACGCGACTTTACGTTGCGAGGTAGAGTATCGTAATTGGCGAGAAAGCGTTGGGAGATTTCTTCGCAGTCGCCATCTTGACGACAATGAATGTTGAGCGGCGAGCGATAGTCTTGAGGCAAGTCAAGCATATCAAATAGTTCGGCATGAGAAATTAAGTCGCGCACACTGTTCCTGATTGCGTCAGGATTTTGGCTAGTGAGCGTGATGTATTCGGAAGGATGAGCGGAAATTCTGACACCACTAGCTTTGATCTCGTTGGCGATTCTACGCAGAGCGTCACGCATATCAGGCCAATCAGGTAAGTCTTGCAGACGAAGATTAACATCAGGATGATTGATAACAGGCGTCAAACTAGAGGACAAACGATAGCCAGCAATGCCGTAGCTGTGGCAATGCTTGATGATTTGATGCGTGATGAAAAAATTATGGAGGATGCGTTTGCTAAGAACGCGAACAGCATCGGCTCGATTTAGAGAAAGGAATCGAGTGAGAGTCATAGTCTCAAACTTGAAGCCTTTGTGCTCGGCAAGGATTTCGGATATGCAACAGAGAGATAGTTTCATGCAAGGAAGCTAGATCATAAACCGTCTAGCTTGTCAATGGTTTTACTGGTCGAGATTGAACTTTTGCAGCTTACCAATCTGCAAATTTAAACAGTCTGCTGGATAGTAATAGAGCTTGTGAGCAGGAGAAGATTCGTCCAGTTCTCCTTTTTTGCAGTTCAAAGATTGATTTAAAAATGATTTTTTATTCATGTAACCAAGGATGTAGCCTTTAGAATAGTCTTTGAGAATACTGGTGAATAGATAGTAATCGCACTTCTGTAAGGTATTGAACTGATAAACTGTGCAGTTGTAAGAAGGTTTTGGTCTAACGGTTCTTTCTTTAGCTTTGATCTCAAAGCGTTTTCCTTTGTTTGATCGCCAATCAGAGTTATAGTCTTCGTGAGAGATGATCTCGCCGCCAAGAGCTTCTTGCACCATTAGGTCAGAGATCATGGCGATTTTCCAGCCATCGCCGTCTCGGATGGAGTTTTTTAATTTTGGCTTATCTTCCGCTAATTCTAATGCGGTGGCGACGAGCTGTGGATGGAGGTCTATTTCTATCATTTATTTGTCCTAAAAGTGTTCATGTTTAGATTAGCCGCCAAGATATTTATCTTATTTGCGGGCGGCTAATTCGTGTTTGGTTCTAATGTATATCTTATTTGCGATTTTTTGATTCGTGTTTGAAACTGGAGCGACAGGTGGGGGTCGAACCCACGACAGCTTGTTTGGAAAACAAGGACTCTACCACTGAGCTACTGTCGCTAAAATTGAATCCCCTACCATGCGCCTAGTAACCTTTCGGTTAACACGGATAGAACCCGACATTCAATGCAGGTAGGGAAATTGCACACAGCCATTATTGTCATTGATGTAAATCAAGAGGACTACTGTGTATGTTAAAATAGAACATCCATCCATAGCGTCCTATGGAATCACCTGTTAGTTCAGGCTGAATACGTTTCGTAGCGTTATGAGAGGCATTAATAGTCGGGGACTACTAAGAATTATGCGTCAATAACACTATGCTCGATAGAGGCATTTCGGATGAAGTTGGTTCCCCCTGCTGTATAAGTCCACCGAGAATTCTCAGTAGTTTAATGCACTTATACACGCTATATTTATTATAGCGGATGCAACACGCAGAAAGGAAGATGGGAAAGAACAAAAAAGAACCTGCTTATTTTACATTAAATGTCAAGTGTTTCTAATCTGTTTCTTGAAATTGTTTCCTCCATTCATCATACTTAATCTTAGCGGCGTCAATAGCTGGTCGAATACCTTTTGCGCCGTTACTAAACTCAACCCATTCGTAGCATCCACGATTCTCTTTCTCTACGCTAATTCCAATTTGAAATGGAAGATTGAAATATGTTTCATCAGTATCATCAGGATGATCTTCTACGGTATAAGAAGATGCGGTAAATATGCTAGTACCTCCAGCTTGAAGAAATCTTTCTAACCAATTTAGGCGACTTTCTGCTTTATCTAAATTTTCAAAAGCTTGCTTGAGCTGCTTTTCAAGCATAATTATTTTTTCTTGGTTGTTCATAAAGATTAATTTAATTATACCATTTTATTCCGTTACGATTAATTCTAACTACGCTATCATCTTTTGCGACTAATAGCAATGCTTTTCCATCGTTAACATCAGTTAAATCGCATGAACGAAAATCCTTAATAACATCAGCCGAAAGTATTTCTGGCCCAAACATACCAATGCGACCAACAAGCATATATTTTTTGCCATCTTTGCAGTGTTGTTTAGGTTTCATAATCAAACATATCCTTGTTCGTCTATTATTGCCATAACGATCTTCTCTGCGTTCTCTTGCATAGAAGGATAACAAAGAGTATTAAATGATTCACCGTGTTTAGCGATAAACTTATCCCAGTCTTTCTTTTGTTCATGCGTAAGAGCAATTTTGGCAGGACGAGCCTCTGATGCTTTACGGATAATGCCAACGAGCTTATCTTCGATAAGAAGAGCAGCAGCAGTAAGTCGCGATTTGTCTGGATAGATTTGCTGACGGATAGAAGTGCATCCATCTTTAACATGAACAAGCCAAAAGCCATCCCTAAGACCTTCGTAGGCATAGGGATCGTTCATAGGAACATACTTCTTACCTACCTTACGGTAGAGACGCTGATCTTCTTTAACAGAAGCTCTTGCAGCTACCTCATCAGTCTTAAACTTATAGTTAAGCTGATCGCGCAGACGCTGACATTCATTCTGATAGTATTCTAAAACTTTATCTTTTTTCATAGTTTTTTATATTAATGAAGCGGCTTGAGCTGTTATTGTTTTAACCTTTTTAAGTTCAAATGAGAATGGTTCAACAGGTCTAGAATTATCAAAATGTTTAATAAATTTCCGCGCTTCTTTGGGCAATTCATATCTATTCCATTTACCATCAGGACAATGAACTATATAATTTGAGCCAATGCAGCATCCGTATCTGATATTATTTTTAACGGCGCGCTTAAAAGCATAAGCAATAGGACATTCATGGCAACTTGATGGCACGCCTTTGTCAATATCTTTTTGTGTAACTATGATTTTCATTTTAAATTTCCGCCGTAATAATCAAATGTTTTCTCAATAGCATCTAAAATGATAACGAGTTCGCCCAATTCGTGATGTTGATAATACTCAAGTTTACTTTTCTTTTTCTTTTTGAGTTTAACTATATCTTCACGAATGTACAAGATACTCTGTTTTAAAGAGGCTCGCGTAATACCATCAGCTGTATCTGGATCAATTTCTACTTTCATATTATTATTTTTCATGTTATTTCAGTGAGTTCATTTTTTATATTTATAGCATCCGCACAAGCGAACTGTTCGCCTTTCTTAAAATTAACTTTATTAAGTTTAAATGGTTTTAGAACTATATCTCCATTCCAATACGAAGTTTCCATTAAGATATAACCCATCTTAGAAAGCCGATTACGCAGTTTTGTAAATTCAGGATGATCTTTGACTCCTACCGAGTTTCCTTGAAGGACGATTTTACCAGAAAGATCGTGAAGAATCGCATACTTAATATCTTGTACAGAACAGAAGTATTCGTTCTTTAGTTTAAACTGTTTGATTGGGGTTTTCATATTTTGGAATCTCTGACCAAGGAACGTAATTTTGATCGAAAAAAGCAGTCTTAGCGTGTTCTTTATTTAAAGTCTTTAACCATCCATTCCGAGTACCTCCTGTTGCGTGCAGTTCACCAGATTGACCAGTTTCTTCGCAGGTTCTGCCAGAAGCAGTCTCCGCAAAATGAAGGATACCATTAATGTAGTCCGAATAACGATCAATAATCCTTTGAAGATCAGGATACTTTCCAGTCTCAACAAGAGACATGACTTCTTCACTATACTCTTCACGATAGTAAAAACGCAGCGTACCGTATTTCTCTTTTACCTGAGTAACGATTATTTGTGGAGGCTCTACACTAAAGTAATAACCGTCTTCGGATTCCCATTTGTACGGCTTGACGCCAAGACGTTTGCCATCTTCTTCATCTACTTTGACGCTTGTAGAGTAAGTATAGGTGAGAGCTTCGCACAGTATGTCGATAAGATTATACCATCCGTCGCCCACTTCAAGCCCCCAACACATACAGGTTTCCGTCATAGGTTTAGTACGATCACCAAACATTTTAGGGTATTTATCAAATATTTTTTTTTGTAGTTCTGAGTTCATAATTATTCCTCAACTTTATCAAGAGCGTATCTTGCTTCGGTACGAATCGCTTGTGCAAGCTCTTCTATGGTTTTATAACGACTATCGCCATGCTTCAACAGACTGCGAAGCATATTGTCAATTTCATATAACGCCATCCAAGCATCATTAGCTTGAGCAGCGCGCATATACTCGTAAGTCTCTTCTGGCAATTTATATTCTAGTGTTGCTTTCATAATTACTCCAATTCGATCATCCAACCCGAATCATTGTAGATATAGTCCCAGACAATCTCTGATTTAGTAGATGTAATGTAAAAATCCTCAGACGAGGAAGATGGTGGAACTTCCTCTACTAGATTCATAGATGCGATAAATCCATCAACAAGCGTATCTTGCTCTAGTTGATGAGCTTCAATTAGCTTTCTAATCTCAGCAATCTTTGCTTGCTGTTCTTTATTGATTTTAATTTTCATATATAATTTTAGAAAAGGATTCTGGCAAGATAACGTTAGAAGGAATGTCTCTACCTTTAAATAAGGTGGCAATGTCTTGACTATTGTATCCAGCAAGACCGCAACCAATCTTAGTCACCAAAAACTCAAGTTGAGGAAAGCAGTTAGCTGTCCCCAAAAACAAGTCGATTTGATATTCAATATCAGTAAGTGCCAAAGTAATGATTTGATGATCTTTGGTTGGCAAAGCGTAAGACTGACCATAAAGACCAACACCTTTTCCCCAAACCGCACCGAATTTTTTGTGAGCAAGAGTGGCAGCTCCAGCACCATGAAGTCCAGCAAAGTTGCTACCAAATACGAAGATTTGGTGAGGCTCAAGAGAAGATATATTTTCGGGAGTGAATTTCATTTACAAGAGAGATCAAAGTGATTTTGAGCAATGTGTCAAGCGTTTTTAGGATTTTTCTTGAAAAAAGTGTAAAATAAATTAGAATGGAGATTTCTCCTGTCAATTCTATTTCGTTTGGGCCAAATCTTAAAGATGCGGCTTCGATGTACGCTAGAAATTCGCCTGTGGGTTTGGTTTCTCCGCAGAAAGTTCAAACTGTTGGAGTAGATCAAAGCGAACTCTACGATTTAAAAAAGCTTTTAATTCACGCTATTGACAGTATGAATTTCACTTTAGCTATACAAGTTCTTGACAAGATCATCAAGATGCACAAAGATGCTGGCGCAATTTCTTGATTACTTGCTAGTTGCGTGATAAACGCCATCCCAATTTTTAGGTAAGTTTGCGGTTTTGAGTTCAGAGATTCGGCTTTCCATCATCTCGTAATACTGAATCATCTTTAGATTTTCTGCTTTCAGTCTAATCAAATAGATTTCCGCTTCTTCCCAGTTCATCTCGTAGTAGAACTCTATCATCTTCTTGTGATGAGAAACAATCTTATTTGCCTTGTCATCGTTCGTGATTACGGTATAAATCTTGATGCCTTCTTTCTTACCTTTGACAGCGATGTTGTCTAGCTCTAGGAAATTAAAAGAGTTTTCGATGCCTTTCACGGTTTGTTCGCCAACTACGATTCCAACGTGATAAGGTTTGCTTTGACCTTCTAAGCGAGATGAGAGATTAACTGCATCTCCAAGGCAAGTATAGTCGAAACGATTTTCTGAACCCATGTTTCCAACTACAACGGAGCCAGAATTGACGCCAACGCCAATGGAAAGTTGCGGTAATTTTTCCAACGCGAGTTGTTTATTTAGCTCATCGAGCTTGACGAACATCTCAACAGCGCACTCGATAGCTAATTCTTTATGACGCGCTACATCAACAGGCGCGTTCCAAAAAGCCATCACCGCATCTCCAATCAGTTTATCAACAGTTCCATCTTTGCTCATAACTAATTTCAGCATAGGAGTCATGTAACGGTTAATCAAAGAAGTTAATCCTTGAGGATCAGTCTTGAAGTGCTCGCTGAGTGCAGTGAAACCGCGAACGTCAGAGAAAAGGATTGTCAAGTCTTTAGTTTCGCCGCCAAGTTTTAATAGTTCTGGATTAGTTTGGAGCTTTTTAACCATTGCAGGAGCAAGATAATGTTCAAACTGCTTTCTGATTTGCTGCTTCTGTTTAAATTCATTGATAAATCGCATGAACGCAGACACAGAGAAGCAGATGAAGAGAGCGGCAACTATCCAACTATAATCAAAGAGCAGTCCATTACTGAACGCTTTGACTCCATAAAATACAGGAGCGATCATTAAAGCGATAGACAGTCCAGCACAAACCAAGTAGTTTAACCAGATGAACGCAACAACAACGATTAACGCTGCCACTAAACCATAAAGAATCTCGTAAGTGTTAAACTCTGATGGTCTTTCTAATCTTGAGTCATCTAAAAGCATTTGTGCCGCAAACAAAGGAATTTCGTAACCGTTCTTAATGTTCACTGATGTTGCAACAGTGTTGGAAAGACCTTCTGCTGTTGGTGCAATCATGACGATCTTACCTTTAACCTCAGACCAATCTTGTTTGGTGAACGAAAAAGAATCAAAAGTGTATTTAAAGTTTAACCAAACGCGCCCATTTTCGTCAGTTTTAATTGTTTTAAATTTAGGAATACGAACAGCAGATATGCCAGCTTGATTAACTTTTGCTTGGTAACTTGGATCGTTAGAAGCTACGCGCAAAATTTCTAATGGCAGTGTTGGGTAAAACTCTTTGTCCACTTGAACGATCAGCGGCAATCTTCTTACTACGCCATCAACTTCAGGCGCAGTTAAAAGCATACCAACGCCAGCAGCAGATTCGCCAAGTTCTTTCGTCGGCCCAATCGCCGCAGGATAATCAAATAACCAATCATTGATACCGCTACCAACAACAGCAACTCCTCTTGGCACAGGCGAGCCTTTTCCTTTATTTGCCGCAGACTGACTAATGATTACAGGATATTTACCAAAGGTTTCTTTTAACGCAGAGTCTCCATTGAATCTGTCGTTCTCAGCAAAGATGATTGGCAACACAACAATCTCCGCGCCGTTATCAAACGCTTTTATTATTGCGTCAGCTAAGATTTGTCTTGGGAAAGGCCATTGACCATGCTTCTCAAGAGTTTTCTCGTCTATCTCAATAACTACAACGCTTTCGCTTTTTACTTTCTCTTGAGTGATTTGATAGTAGTCTAACGTTTTTAGCCTCGCAGTCTCAATGAAAAATGGGTCTTTAACTCTTAAAGCTACTAAACAAATCAAAACTAACAGCGAAGCTATTGCAGTATAGATTTTATATTTCTTCATCTCTGAGTAATGTAAACTTTACTTTTTTCGCCGTAGTTTAAAACGTAAGCCTGACCATTAACTGTAACAGTAGAATTAGCGTCGTATTTGGTGGTAAATTTGATTACACCTTTATCAGTAGATAGAGATAATGAAGCATACTTTCCATCAGTAGTGAATCCGTTGTTAACGGTGGTTGTTCCTGATGTTATATTATTTGTCTGAATTGGATTCGTGATTGAAGGAACTATAACTTTAGGAACTTCTTGAACTGTTGCAATATTTGCCACGGTTGCAGGAGCTTCGACTTTTGGAGCTTCAACTGTTGGAGCTTCTATTTTAGCGTCCAATTTTATTTGAGCAACTTCTATTTCTTGTTTAGGTGGAGGCGGAGCATCTGTTGTTGTGCTTGCGGCTTCTGTTACCGATTCAGCAGTAGTTTGTTGTGCTACTTGAGTTTTGGTATCTCCAGTTTTCTTATTTGATTTATCGTCTTTCTTGTCTTCGACTTTATCTTTTTCAGACGAAACTTTTTTTGTTTCTTTACTATTCTTTGTGATAGATTTATTACTCTCTACAAGAAGATTATTATTGATCTTAGATTCATCAGTTAAATCAAGAATAACTGGCGATGTTGGATTAGAAAAAGCAGAAGCGACGAACGTAGCTTGATAAGCTTGATTCAACACAACTGTACCACTAGAGTTGGTAACTTCAATGGAGCCTACAACTGGAGGCAAGCCAGTTAACGCTGGAAGCGACGGCAAAAGAACAATTAAACTTTTACCGTCTTCTCCTACGCTCATTGAGAAATCAGTTCCTCTTACTGATACAACAGCGGTTGGAGTTTTAATCTTTACGTTTTCTTTGCTATTCTTGGCAATCAATCCAGAAGTATATCTAATGGTTCCTGATGCGGCTTTGATAGACAAAGAACCTTTGCCGCTTGATGGATCGTAAACGAATTCATCAATTTTAAGTTTAGAAAACTCTGTGATCTGAAGTCTTGTGTCATCCACAAAGGAAATGCCAACGCGAGATTGAAGCGTTTCGATTGTGTCGAACATCTCAATCCCAACGTTGGCTTTACCCTCGATCTTATCCTTATCTCTGGTAATTTGAGTTGGCCCAGTAGCCTCTGTTATTTTACCAGATGAACCAAAAAGAGATAAAGCCGTTAATAAAAATATAACGGCAATTCTCACGTTATGGAATAGGAATTAAAGCAGCGGCGGTTGTGCTTTGCTGAATAGAAACTGTATTGAAGCTACCAGTCAAATTGTAGGTCAAGGTTTGTTTTTCTGAACCTGCTTGCTGGAAGTTCATTGTGTTTGAGCTTCCTAAGACAGTTACAATTTGGCTATGACCGCTGCCAGCAGCGTTTCCACCGGGGTTGCCGTATTGAGTTGTAGTTAATAAATTGCTGGAACCAGTGATGAGATAATCTAATTTATTATATTTACCATCGTCGATTCCAACTTTCATTACGTTGCTGTTACCAGTAACGACGAATTTAACATCGCCATCAACAGTAGTAGCTTTGTCGGTACTACCAACAGTAGCTTCTTTATTAAGCAAGAATGTATTTGAGTTACCAGTAAAGGTTAAGTCAATATCATTATTTGCTCCATTTGTGAACATCTTTAGGTTATTGCTATTACCAGTAGTAATAGATTTTAGGGTCAAGTTGTTGCCGATCATAGAGAAGTTAGCTTCGTTATCGTCTCCAACTTGTCTCATCTCGAAAGTGAGATTGTCGGATGTTATTTCGCTGGGAATTCCAGACGAACCAATTTTATTAACGCTACCAGTTTGAACAAGAGTTGTTGTACCAGTAGTGGTGATTTGGTTAATGTATATTTGATTCTGCCCAAAGCAAAGGGCTGATAAAAATACATACAGGGCTAATAGTTTGATTTTCATTGTTTTTGAGGGGTTTTATATTTCCAGAATCCCGATTTCTGTCCTTGATCTACTATCTCTATCACTGCTTGTTCAATAGCACTTCTAACAGCTATCGTATTTGGTTCGTTGGCAGTTAATCCAAGTTCAGCTTCCACAGGAGTTACGCCGTGTTCGTAGAATTTGAATAGATTGCCTGAAACCGCGACACTAGAAATTGTTTTAGTTACAGCTACACTAAGTAGTATCTCACCTGTTTGTACGCTAACGAAACGAAGTGATACTGTAACAACGTCTTTGCGATATTGAGCACTAGACGATATGCCAAGAACGCTTGCACCAGCGCCACCAGTAATTATGTTGGTGTCGTAGCCGATGATACCACCTTCTGCAATGATGCCAGCAAACAGCATAGGAGAGAGCTTTTCAGCGTCTCTGCCTTGAAAGGTTTCTCTCGTTTGGTTGATTAGCTGCCGTTCTCTAATGATATTGTCTAAACTGGTGCGTTCTAACACCTGAAACCATTGACCGCTGCCAGCAACGCGCAAAGCGTCTATAAGCCAGCTTTCCGCGCCTTGTGTGACTGCGGACGAAAAAGAGGCGTAGGAATCTACAGTTTTGCGTTGACCAGTCTTATCGACGAAAGAATAGACGGCAATGCTAATTCTAGGACTCTCTGGAGGCGGTAAATTACGCAACTGCTGCTCCAAAGGTGGAGCTTGCAGTTTAGGCTTCTCTAATATAGCAGGTTTTTGCGGAAAAGATGAGCAACCTACTAGGAAAAGAAGTAAGAATGGAGTTAACCATCTCATCCTTATCCACCTCCTGGTTTGAGGACTCCAACAGGAAGCTGAATTTGTGTAGAACTACCTGTTGCGGGGTCGTTGATATATAGCGTTACTAAATCGCCATTCTTCTGCCAAGTGACGGTTGCGCCACCTTGTAAATTAATAATACCAAACGTTTCGCCGTTTGAATTGAAAATCTGATCTGTAACTTGTGAGGCTAACTGGGAATAAATTCTTGCCTGTAAGTTATTTATGAAAGTATTAAGCGGAGTATTTGTAGCTTGAATCTTTTGTTGTTCAAGATCAGCTTTTAAGTTATCCTTAACAGCTTGCTTACGAGTTCTCGCTAAATTCTCTACAGTGAGAGCGTGTCCAGAAAAGTTAGCTCCGTTGAATACCGGAGACTTGAAGCCATGGACCATCTCGCTTCCATGCGAGCTGGAAATAAAAATAAATAAAATTAGAAAAAATGCCTTCTTCACTTATCATACTATTACACTTTTTTATCGGCTTCTTTGAATTGATAGAAGTAATCGTCGTTATCTAAAGCTAACCACTTGCCTTTACCTTCGCAAGTGAACTCTTTATCAAAGACTTTCCAATCTGGTTTCTCTAATTTTTTAGCGATAAAAGCGCCACCATCTCTCCAAACAACTCTATTATTTGGCTGAAAGAATAATTGATTACATTCTTTACCTGTTGAGTCTTGAAGACCCCAAATAAGATGGCCGCATTTGTGTCCTCCAGCCATTTCAGAATAGCCAAACGCAGCATCAGGATTATCGTGCCAGTCTATCGTGAATAAGTATTTGCCTTTAACCCATTCGTGATTCTTGAGTTGAACTTCTACTGATGCGTTCTTATGGTATTCGTATCTCGTTACGGACAAGACGTTTGAATAACAATCCCAAAGCTGCAACCAATCTAAAGGATAGTTAGAGTGTTTAGGATCTAGGGTTAGATAATGAATAGGAACTCTATCATGTCTAGAACCATACTCTGTCATTATTTGAAATGTAAGACAGCGACGAGTTAATGAGGTAACTCCGAAAACTTCACACGAAATATATTCTTTTTCAGTTTTAGTATGATTATAAAGAAAGTCGCTGCTTAAATAAGCATGAAAAACAGGAATATTCGCATTTAAGTATGGCATTACTTAACTTTACGTTTTTTAATTGGCTTTTTGACTTCTTTATTCTTATTTTTAATAAAATCTTTCATGTCTTCCAGCTTCATAATATCTAAATTAGTGGTAATATGATTATAGAATTCAGGGAAACATTCTTTGAACAGCTTAAGATTAATAACTGTTGATTCCATAGATGGTCTGGAAAAGGAAGAGTAAAGAGCTTTAACCGCTAGTTCATCGCCTTGTATAACTGCTTCGCGCAATTCTGGGCATAGGAAAAGGCCAAGGAAGCAATCTTTAAAGCTATTGACTAACATCCCAATAGATAATTCAAATTGTTTTTGATTTACGAAAAATGTTTCGACTGGGATATTCCAGCTAACCATTGTATCATCGCCATAATCAATACTAATCTTAAGAGCTTTCTCTTTTATCTTGGACCAAATAACCTCACCAAGATAAGGCTGGCAAACAGCGAAAAATCCAGATAGTCTTTCTCTAATGTCCGCATCAATCTCTGAATCAAATTGAGTGTTGACTGCGATCTTAGTTAGATCAATAATAGCCTCTTTAAAGTTTTTACGATTAACTTTCTTTTTCAAAACAGATTCAAAATCTTTTTTTACTTTAGAAAATTCTGTAAACAAAATTGTTTCTTGTTCTTCGTAAGTCATCATTGTATTTCCTCCAGAGCAGATAGTGTTTCTGGGTCGATTTTCGCGCTCCAATTATTTGTGAAGTCCCAATACTCTAATCTTTGATCAAACAAGTCTTTTGACTTAGAGAAAACATTAAGAATGTCTCCAGAGAAAAGAGGAAGAACAGTTTGAGAGTTCTCTTTGTAATTGAAACACAGAAGAGGACAAGTCTTCGTTACAAGATATCTACTCATTAGCTTTTCCATCCAGAATCAGGTTGCTGAAAAGAGTGAAGTGTAATCATGCAGTCGCAAACATAATCTTGTGTTGCGAGCCAACCGAGAACTCGCAACTTTTCAAGCCCAAAGCCAATGTTCTTCACTTCCATTTCAAATCTTCTTGGAGTTTCGATTGGAAGACCTTCTTCAGAAAGTGTGATAAGAAGCATAAGCTTTTTATCGTCGAGATCATTTGTGGAAATGATCGAAGCTTTGTAAGGGGTAAGCTCCTGAATGTTAAGATGCTTGCGCGACTTTTCAGTCAAAGCAAATGTGATTTCGTATTTCATTTTAAAAAGTTTTTAATTTTTTGAATAGCGTCAGATTTTTCGGCGAAAGCTTGAGCAACGAATTGCTTTTGATGCTTTAGCTCTTCCTCGTAATTGAGAGAAGAAACATAAGTTGTCAAGCCTTTTGACAATCTTTTTTCGTCAACTAATACATTTGGAGATAAATTATATCCGCAGTTCTTGATTGTGTTTTCGCATCCAGCGTCAAACAGCATTACAACGTCGCTCATTAAAGCTTCGTAAAAACGATTAGCCAAGAACGCATAGTTGTTGTGAGTGTGCAAATCTTCAATGTAGATTGAGTATTTATATTTGCGTAAATCCTCTTCGTTCTTCTTCCAAGATAACTTTTCAACATAAGCACATTTGCAGTTGATCGCTTGGAATTTCTTGACGTTCTTTGGTGAACAAGAAAGAGAAACGCCTTCTGTTAAGAACTTCTCAAAAGAAACTTGGCGATGCTTGCGGTAAGTGCCGTAGTAAATGATACCGTCTTTATCAGCAGGATTTGTAGGATTGCGCGTATCCATAATCAAAGAATTGAGATTCACAGTGAGCCACTCAACGATAAAGTCGTTCAGCTTTTTGCCCGCAATGTTCTTGTTGAGAATCCAGTGGCGATAACCGCTACGAGGATTATTGCAGATCATATCATACTTTAATCCATGATTGATTACGCCATAGCGAAGAAGCTGATTGTCTTCAATGTCATGATCGTTAACGAGCCAAACGTATCTCGCGTTTGGATTCTTCGTCAGAATCTCGCGGTAAGGAACATGAGGCATATACGGTGACGCATACGCGCAAATGATTACGTCGTACTGGTTGGCTAAGATTTGTGGCAATTTGTATTCGCCATCCAATAAGTCTGCGCCGAGTGCCTCGGCCAGAATCAAGCTGTTACGGCAATGAACGATTGATGTATCGTCAAACTCATTTGACAGCGGCTTTCTCTTGCTTGTGCTTTCGATGATTAAGATTTTCATTAAATTTTGTGAATTCGCCTTGTTCGTTTGAGTAATAAATTTCTTTGAAAATTACATCGCCCAAAAGCTTTTGGCAGTGTTTGCAAGGTTTACCCATAGCTATTTTTTCGTTTCTGTCAATACGAAATGTAACTAAAGTATTTTTCGAGTGATCGACCTTGCCAGATTTAATGACGGCGCACGCTTCGGCATGGATGCCGCTTCCTTCAAAGTAACCGTACTTTCTGTTTATCGGGTGAGACTTGTTTGAGTTTCTCCCAATGGAAACGACACGATTCTTGTGCAGTATAAAAGCAAAATGACGACACCGGATTCCAGTGTCGTCATAGATAATTAGATTTTTTGCTAGGTTTACGAGACGCTCAAACTTCATTAGAAGTTATATCTAATGCGGACTTCGCCGCCTGTGTCAAGGAATTTTTGCGGTAATTTAGAATTCAACCGCTTTCCATTGCTGCCTTCAAACTTGAGCTTAACATCAAGCTTCTTAATCGTGATCTTAGAACCAACTTCAAAAGTGTCCATGTTTTGACCTTTGTTAAAGGAATTAACGTATTGACGACCTTTGCCAACTTCGGCATAAACCCAAGGATAAGCTACGCCAACGCGAGCTTCATGGGAATATGTTTGGGTATTCCAGTTAGTAGCGGAGGTGTTATTCTTGGACTCCAGATAAAATGGGATACCAGCGTGAGCTTTGGTAGCCAAAAGAGCTAGAGTTAACGAAACGATGAATAGTTTAATTTTGTTCATAATCATTATAATTATTACATTAACTTTAGCTTTTTCTATAAATAAGTTTTAAATACGAATCATTATCATCTGCTATTTCATTGAAACCGTAAGTATTTAAAAATTTAACGTAAATGGCATATCTTTTACGACTTTTCATTACTTTTGCTGCAATTTCTTTATATTTCAGTTCTTCTATCTTGTCTTTAAATCCTTGTTGCATTTCTGAGGTTTGGATTATTCTACTATCTACGAATACATGAACGATTTCGGCAGATACGCTTGTTATTGGGGCGATTATAAAAGCGGCAAAAACTCTATCTTTTATGTCCCTGAAAACAAAAGAGCTGATGGTATTTTTTTGAAGAATAGTGCCAATTTCCCTGAAAAACAAAGAAGGAGCTACTGTTGAAGTAACTCCAAATTTAGATTGCGCTGATATAGCGAGCTTTAGAACTTCTGGAATGTCGTTTAAATACATTCTAGTTATTTTGAAAGAGTCTATTTTTATATGGTTTTTCTGACTCATGGGTGTAATATAATCTAAAGGTAAAAGGAAATGTCAAGGGATTCTAATCATAAAGTCAATACTGCTCTATTCTCGCTGGAACCATCCGCGCTGTTAGAGTTTTTTGTCATTTACTATGATTACGTTAACTTTCCTGACGAAAAGCTTTACATTCATGGCGGCACTAATGGAATAGAAGGTTCTGTTTATTGGCAAGGCGAAGAGTATGCGCCGTTTCCGATTCAAAGCTCTGGATTTGAGAGCAAAGGTGATGGCTCGCTTCCAAGACCGAAATTAGCAGTTTCTAACCAAGATTTTTTCGTATCTAACTTAATCAGAAGATATAGCAACTTAGTTGGCGCAAAAGTAATCAGAAAGCGTACTTTTGTTAAATTTCTAGACGATAAAAACTTTTCGCCAACAGCGGCTAAACCTCTTGGAGCTAATCCTTATGGTAGCGCAGATCCAAAAGCTGGCTTAGAAGATCAAGTATTCTTTATTTTAAGACGGTCTAGCGAAAGCAAAGCTGTTGTAGAATTTGAGTTAGCTTCGCCGCTTGAACTTGATGGAGTAAATTTCCCAAAAAGAATTGTAATGTCTCGTTATTGTTCTTTTCATTACAGAGGAAATGGATGTCGTTACATGGGTGCGCCTGTTGCTGATGAAAATGATTTAAAGCTTTCTGTAGCAACTGATTTTAGAGCTGGTCTTTTAAAAAGAGTTTATACAACTACTGGAAGTCCAGCTTCGCCAGTAAGTTCTTCTGAGTTTACTTCTAAAATTGCAGCCGCCACATTTTCTTCCGAATCTGTAGTTAGTTCTGTAACCGTAACTAATGATACGTATGTATTCACCGAATTTCTCGGATACTTTAAAGTAGATAAAGGACAAGCTGGAAGTTATTCTCTTGGAGTTGATCCTGACGATGCTGCTGAATTGTTTATTGATGGCGATGTAATTGCTGGAGATTATGGTAGTGGCCCACAAAATACAACTGCTCCACAAGAAGAAGGAACTATTTTCTTAAAAGAAGGTTATCATAGAGTTTTAATTAGATGGTATAATCAAGGAGGTGGTGGAGCTTTAACTATTTACTATAAACCGCCAGCGGTTACATCATGGGCAGCTGTTCCTGTTTCTAGATACTATTATGATGTAGATGAAGCTTCAACTTTAACAAGCTCTCAAAGATTTGGAACAGATTCCGCAATCTCTAAATATATCGGAATTAATGAATCAAGTTTTGGTCTATTAGTGAACAAAGATAAATGGATTAGTAACTACAATTATAAAGTTGGCGATTACGTATATCGTGAAAATCATAATATCAAAGTAACTAAATCTGATATTAACGCCGTTCCGAATTGGGAGCCGATTCATAAAGTGTTTGTTTGCGCCAAAAACCATACATCAACCAGTACAAAAGATCCTTATTTCAATAAAGAATATTGGATTCCTGATCAGTGTTCCAAGAGTATTAAAGGCTGCAAGTTGAGATTTGGAAATCAAGATGGACTACCTTTTGGCGGATTCCCCGGTACAGAAGAGTACGGTATGTCTCAACAATAACATGAAATCTATTATTGATCACGCAGCTACATCAAGTGTTGAGGTTTGCGGTTTCGTGCGTATTGAAAACGGAGAAATCAAAACTGAACCAGCAAAAAATATCGCTGTGTACGAAAACGACGTATTTGAGATTCATCCTTTAGAAGTTATCAAGCAAATCAAAAGCGGAAAGCTTGCTGCGATTTACCATACTCATCCAAAGACAGAAGAAGAAGAATCAAAGTTTGACCGATTTAATTGCGAAAATTCATGTATTCCTTATTTAATTTATAGCAAACAAACAGAAAAATTTAATCTTATCATTCCAAAGGTTCCTCATGTAAACAAAGAGTATATAGAGATACTCAAAAAATACTATGACTAACGTATATTTACATGGAGAGTTGCGTAATTTATTTGGAGAATGTTTTAAATTAAACATTAGTTCTCCAAAAGAAGTATTTTCGGCTATTAATGCTAATAAAAAAACTTTCGCTAATACTGTTAAAAAATTAGCTATCAAAGGAGTATTATATAGAATTGTTATAGACGATGAAGTATTAAGCAATCCTAAAGAGTTAGATGTTCAAAAAGCTCCAAAAGAAATGCACATCGTTCCTGTTGTTTGGGGAGCTGGAGGTAATTCAGGAGGTATATTGATGTTAGCCGCTGGCGTAGCCCTTGTAGCTATAACTGCTGGCGCTGCTGCTCCTGCTTTAGCTGGGGCAATGGGATTATCCGTAACAGCTGGAAGTGCGGCAGCTACAGCTGGAGCTGCGGTTGGGTCGTTGACCGCTTTAGGATCTGTTGTGGCCAGTGTAGGCGTTAGTTTAGCCATTCAAGGAGCTATGTCTCTTTTATTCCCTCAGCCCAAACCAGACTTTAATCAAGAAGTAGCTGCTGGCGGCAAATCTTATCTTTTCGGTAACAAGCCTAGCAACGTATCACAAGGACAAGCTGTTCCTGTTGGATACGGAAGATTGTTAATAGGCTCATCTCAAATTAGTGCAGCCACAAACCACTATCCATTAGCCACAGATATTAAACAGTTAATGACTCCTGCTGATAAACCAATCAATGATTATATCGAATTAATTTCAGAAGATGAAGCTCCATCTCCTTACGGATTAAATGCGGATGGATTCTCTACTAATCAATCAGCAAATGATTCTGAAAGCGAAACTTTCTCAAACATCAATATATTAAATTCTTATATAAATGTTATTACAAGTTCAGCGGGAAAAGTTGCTACAGATCCAGTTGAAGTTGTAGTCACAACAAACGGAGAAACTGTATCTAATCCTGATTTATCTACATATAATCCTGATATTGTTTACGATTGGAAAGAGTTGTCGGCAACAAAGAAAGGAGCTGTCGCAATAGAAACTGCGTTCTCGTTTCAAAATGGTTTAGCTTATAGATCATATGATCCAAACAAATTTGAACTAAAAACTAAATCGACAAACTCAATAAACACTGCTGCTAATTATTTTGTACAATATCCGACGAACACTTTAGTAACATGGGGTCCAACAGAATTCGCTAATTTAAATTTTCCAACATTCGACTCTTCTTATAAATTTGTACGAAAAGAAATTACAAAATATCTTCAAACCAGTGATATAACAGCGGCGGCGAGATCAACTTTAACCGTCACGATTACAACGAAAACAGATCATGGTTTTACTGTTGGAAACGTTGTAGATATATCTGGGTTAACTGGAACTACAAACGCTAACGGATTAAAAACAATAAAAACAACTGCAACGTCAAATACATTTACTTATGATTTAGTTAGCGGAACCTCTACAGAAACATATACGGTAACAAATTATCCAAAAGCTATTTTAACACGTTATTTTGTAGCGACTCAATCAGGATATTCTCCTAAAAAAATCACCGCCGCATCAAGAAATTTAGCTACTGTAACAGTAACAAGCTCATCTCACGGATTAAGCGTAGGCAACGTTGTTATTATTGAAGGCTTAACTGGAACAGTTTATCCAAGTGGAACAAGAACGATTACAGAAGTAACAACAGATACATTTAAGTTCGTGATAACTGGCGCAATTTCAACAGAAACTTACACAGTTGCCACAACAGCAAACGCTTTAAGAGAGGCTCAACCGTTTCCAATAGTAGATAATGCGGTTAACACTTCTTTTTGGGCAGAAATAACACCACCAACTCTTCAGTCAACGTTCAAAGCACTAAAAACTAATACTGGAGTTATCCCAAATTTAGCAGCTTTAGGGGGCGATTGGGCTTCTGCTTGGTTAGAGGTCGCAGGGCCAACCACTTCTCCAGCAAATAAAACGGATTTTGATTCGCTAATTGATAATTTCCCAGCATATACTGTTCAAGGCGTTTATAATCAAGAATTAAACATGACTAACCTAAGAACGATAACAAGTTCAACTCTTGATAGAAATTCTTTAGATAATTACGCAATGGAATTTTACGGCTACTTGTATGTAGAGATAGACAAAACAAAAGTTATCAATTCTTATGATGCTCAACAAGGAATTACTTACGAAATCATAAAGATAGGAGATACTGGACAATGGGCTGAATTAGGATTAACTGGAGTTGGAGGAGCGGCCATAATGCCAGAATTGGGAATGACATTTACTAAAAATGCAACTGTTCCATCTTCTTTAGGAAATGGGAAAATATATCCAGTCAATAAATATTCATTTAAAATAGACTCAGATGACGCTGCCGATCTTTATATTGATGGTCAGCTAGCAAGTTCTTTTTACGGAAATCATGGATTTGGTATGCAGTTAGTTCCGCCTCCAGCAATAACTGATTTAAATTCGACAACTCAAGAAATTACTCTTACTCTTGGTTATCACCGCTTGTACGCAAGATTTCAAGACGGTATTGGTTCGGATGGTATTAGTTTGTATAGCAAATCAAAATTGGACGGCGGATCTTATTCTTCTTACGCATTAATTGCAAAGGATAAATTGTTTTATTCTGTTTTAAATGATTTGAATGTTTCTAAATCAACGAAGTTTAGAAGTAAGGCTCTACCCATTGCAGCGTCAGCTATGAAAGTCGGAAGAAAATACAAGATTATTACTTCTGGTACAACAAATTGGACAGCTATTGGCGCTCCATCTTCTTCGGTTGGCACCGTATTCTTTAAAACAGCAGGCGCTCTAACTGGATCTGATGGTTTTGTTTTTGAAGATTTATTAAGTTACGCGCAACAAACTTCCGCTACTTCTAATCGGTTGGTTCGGTTTGTATCTCAAAGACCACAAGCTTCAAAATCAGGACTTTCTGTATATAATTCTCAATGGCAATGCTCTGCAAAAATAGGAGCTTTGGAATTAAAATCAGCGCCAGTAAAAATTTCTATAACATTTAACGAAACACTTGCAAATACATCTGCAAGAGGAGCAATAGATCCAACGTTATCTTATAATGATCCAGCTATAAAACAAGAGAAATAAGATGAAAATATTAAATCCATTAAGATTTATAAAAGGAGCTGGAGGCAGTAAACCTCCTGTACCTGCTCTTGTCCCACCTCCTTCTAATCAAAACTTAAAAAAATCAATTTCTATATACGAATGTGTAGATTTGATTTGTGAAGGGCCAATTTATGGGCTAGTTGATCAGTTTGGTAAAAAGGTTTATGGCTTGGATATGTTGAAAGGTATATATCTTAACGGAAATGCCGTAATGAATTATAAAGGCGAATACAATTACAGAAATGTAATGATGGAGATTAATTTTGGCACCGAAAATCAAAAACCATTGGTTAATTTTAAAAATGTTCATATCGCAAAACCAGTTAATTTTAAATTACTTGGACCAATAACTACTGAACAAGATATAAGAGCGAATCCAAACGGAGGAGAAGCAAGAAACTTTACAAAATGGGCTATAAATTCAGAAGGTTGGCCAAGTCAAACTCAAGAACCTTATTTATTTATTCATAAAATTAAAAACAGAGACGTTAAAAAACTAAAAGTAAGTTTAATTGTAGAGTCTTTGATGGATACAGTTGACCAAGGAAAAGGAGCAGGGCTAGCTGGAGAAATGGGTATGAGTAAATCATCAAGTTTAGATTTGATCTTTAAATGGGGAGTAGAAGGAAGCTCTGTTTATTCTTCAAAACGAATTCCAATTTCAGGATTAGTTCAAAGCCCTTGGGCTTATATGATTGGAAATGGAAGCACAAGTTATACTCAAGCACCTTCAACTTCTACCGTTACAACAAACTCTTCTAGTCCTTTGGCAAATAGAAACAACGGAGTAACTGTGGCGATGAACGCATCAACTACTCCAACTAGCGAAACCAAAACTTTTAACAATGCTGCGGAAAATATCTCGGCTGATTAAGATTATACCAATGCCTATCATAAGAACATCCCAAGAAGATAAAGCGTTAAAAATTAAACCTAGAAATTATTCTAGCGTATTGTCGTTGATAAATTTTTTAACTAAACGCAAGATGGTCGATTACACTCCTAAAGCAGTAGTTAGATTAAATTATACCGCTAGTTCAATTGGAACTGGCGCTGGAACATCTAAAATATTTAACGCTTTATACAACAGCTCAGGTACAGCTAGCGCAAGCTATGTAAAAGGTGAGGCAATAACAATTAGCGGTACTGCGACATATTTACTATCGGACGGAACCAATAACACAATAACACCAGCTATTAAAATAGTGGCACAAATAGATGTATCTAGAACAACTTCGACATATCCAGCTTACCAAGTAGAAGCTACAGCGGCTCAGGTACAGTCAAATGGTGTATTTAGTTTCACAATTCCAGCAGAAATTACATCTAAACTGGCAGTTGGAAGTCATTCTATTTATGTAAACGCAACTTCGCCAGACAACGCTATGGTGGTTTTAACCGCCACTGGTGGAAACGCAACAAATAACATTAGAACATTTGCAATAACAGCGCAATAAAATATAATAATTTATGTCAGACGACCCAAACGAACCTAATAATCAAGGCGGAGCAAATGGACCAGTTGATCCAGTATCAGTATCTATAGCTGCTGATAATGAAGAAATTGTATTGCCTGATTCGTTTAATGGCAGAGATAGATATTTAACTATCGAGAAGATAACGCCAGAAACTATTTCCCCACTAGTTAAAAGAGATCTTAGCGTAGAGTCAGTTATTGAGATTGTCGATAGAAGTTTCTCGTATCCAATGACAGCTCACGCTGGATTAAAATTTGATTCAAGAACGTTCTCTAGTCCTCCTAAAAGAGAATATGATGTAAAGATGAAGAAAGTAAAGATTCCTTCTAATTACTATCCTTTAGGCGGTAACGGTTTGGACCGTCGTTATGTTTACGCTAATCCAGATTATGATGGAAATCCAAATGATTTAGATGTTATCTTTATGGTAGATCAAAATATGGATTTTGCTACACGTTCTCTTTTAAGTAGAAACTTGAAAGATATGATCGCAAAAATCATTTCTGGCTACAAGTATGTAAGATTTTCTATTTGGGAAACAAAAGCGAGTGGTTCTTATGTAATCAACGAATCAACAGGAGATTCGGTATCATATTTTGGAGCTTATGGCGGAGACGAAACCTTTACAGAAGTTGAAACACCAGATTCTACAGGAGCTAATCAAACCAATTTATATAAGAAGCTTTATGATGCTTTAGATTTTTCTAAAAAAATTACAGTTGCTAGCGAAAATATTGCGGAAACCGTTATCGCAAATTTCTTTTTAAGAAAGAGTCAGTTCAGTATTAGCGATCAAGTAGGAAAAGCTTCTGAAGCTAATGTTACAAAACATCTTTGGACAAATACAGTAAGAAAAGTAGTTTATTTTTCTGGAACAGTTCCAGAAGTAATGTCTCCTGAAACGTATGATACTTTATTATCTCACGCAAGAGAAAACTGCATTAACTTTTATTATTTACATAGCGATCAAAATTTCAGTGGAACGAGAACGTTAAGAGAATTATCGGAAGACACTGGCGGCGGAAAATTCTGCATGATTAATGACGCTGATTCTAAATTAAGTCAGTTTTGTGATTCTAATTTCTACGATAGCAATAAAATTTACTATGGTAATTGGGACGGAACATTTAAGATTGGTTGGACAGATAATCCTGCTTGGGTTTTATATGACATCATTACTGATCCTAATTATGGTTTAGGTAATTATATTGATTCGTCTTCTGTTGATAAGTGGAACCTTTACGATATTGGTCGTTACTGCGATGCTGTTGATGATGATGGAAGATTTAAAGGTGTGCCAGATGGTCAAGGTGGATTGGAACCGAGATATACTTGTAATATCATCTTCTATAACAAAGATCAAGCTTATAATATTCTAAAAGATATTGCCGCAATCTTTAAAGGGATTGTATTTTGGAACACAGAAGGATTCTCATTCTTTGTTGATAGACCAAAAGAACAGTTAATGAATTTCAGCAACTCGTCTGTTAAGGACGGAGTATTTAACTATACAGAAACAGCAAGAAATATGCGTTACACTTCTGTTGAAGTGACTTATAACGATAGATACGATTCTTACAAAACAAAAATCGAATACATTGAAGATACTGATGGTATCAGAAAATATGGTTTAAATCCATTTAAAATCAACGCCGCTGGTTGCACTTCTAGATCAGAAGCAAAGAGAATTGGCAGATACGTCATTAGCACCTCTATATTTGAGGTTGATACGGTTAGCTTTGTTGGAGGCTTGGAAGCGGCTTATCTTCAGCCCGGCGACTTGTTCACCGTAAGCGACGAGATTAGAAACGTTGCGAGAACATTCGGGCGTATCTTGGAGGTTGATGCTAATGCTTCGACAATCAAAGTTGATGGCGAGTTTAAAGACGGTTTGGATTCTGGAATCTATGTTCACATTCCATCTGGAAATTACGCTGTTTCAGACTTGAACGCTTTGACAGGTGCAGATGGAGGATTCACAGGTACGCTTGAACAAATTAGAGCAAGACGCCAAACTCAAGTGAAGAAGCTTAATATATCTGGCTATAATAATGCTGGATATGGTTCTGTAATTACTGTTACAGGAGAATTCTTATTGAAGTCTGCAATCGTTGACGTTCACGCAATCGAAGAAAGAATATCGGGATCGCCAACTCAAGGACAAACGGTTTTAAGTGGAATTCCTTATCAATTTCCAGCTAATACAATCGCTTCTGGAAATCCAAGATGGGATTCTTTAACATTCAGTAATATATCTGGCGTATTCTCTAGCTTAGAAATAGATATAGATACAGTTGGAGCAGCAACATATGGTCAAATTATTGACTCAGTAGGAACTTGGACTGGAGTTGTTTCTTATGGAATTGGCACAACAAGCGAAGTGACGGTTAATAATTCTTCAATAGCTACTGCCACTTCAGAAATTAGAGCGGTAAGATTAAGTTCTGCTGGAGCTTTAATTACTGGATCTGCAATATCTTCATTGAATGACTTATGGAGCCACGCAGTATTTACAGGAGCCTCTAACGGAGACGTTATCATTGTTCTTTCAAATGGATCACAAATTAGTAATTCATTTACTCCAAGCGCCACTTGGAATACTTACGCAGCAACAGAAGTATTTAAAATTGGAAAATCACATAACGGATCTTCTTCTGCTTTCGGATATTGCGCCGCTTTTATTAAAGGCGGAAGCAGAATTTTAGAAAGAGCATCCAAAACATTAAGCGATATTGGTAGTATCAAGTTTATATACAGAGACTTGCTAGCAATGAGTAAGCTCCAACCATACTATACAATAGTTCAAGCAGATATTGGTAATCAGCAACAATCTAGTTTTTCTGCTTGGAAGACTGGGACGAATTACAAAAGAGGAGTTTATGTTCAGGTAGATTCAAAACCATACTACGCAAAAGTAGATCATGTTTCATCTGCTAGTTTTACTGATGATTATTTATCAGCCACGCCCACTTTTTCAAAATGGTCGCTTGGAAGTAATTTAGGTTACTCTACAGTAGGATTTCCTAAAGACTTCTTTGGAAAAAACAAAGTTCTTGTTTCGACAGCTTTAACAACAGCTCATGTTGTTGACGCATTTAATTCTATTGGAATTGAAATGTACGAAGGACCGGGCGCTTTAGGTCAAACCGATCTTAGAAATCTAGCAGAAATTGATGGAATTGGTTACAGCGGATTAATTTACGGAACTGGTTATCCAATTGGATTCTATAATTTAGACTTGAGCACAAGTCCGCAAAACTTAAACTCATTAGAACCAGGCGGTCTTTATGTATTAAGCGGCTCTGGTGTTGAGCCTAAATTCTATAAGACAATCGCTACAAAAGAAGAAGAAGCTAATCTTTACGGTATTGTTGGACTAGAATATCATCCAAACAAAGAAGACTATGTAGAAAGAGAAATTGATGATACTTCATCTACTATCTATGTAAAATCACCTTACGATATTATTCTAAAACCAGAAGAGCCAACTAACCTGCTTTACAATGGTATTCACGGAGGAACAGGAATTTCTTTATCTTGGACCGCTTCAACAACTGATGTTGCTGATTTTACTGGATATAAAATATATGTTAGCAGACCAGATTATTCTACTACTCACGATTCAGCTTTGACTGAATTTTATTTCGTTCCGAAAACAGCGTTAAATACTGGTATTCCAATTAACGATATTTATGGTCAATACGATATTGATGTTTACACGCAAGGAAAAGCGCCATATAAATTCTTGTCTCGTTCTGCGGCTTCTAAAACATTCCACGTTCTTCCTAATTCTACTTTGGTAGTTAATAATAATGGAAGTCACGCAGTAGATCGAGTATTAGTCACTGGAATGAAAGTGGATACAGCTGACGTAAAGAGCTTAAGCTATAATGTTATTTGGTATCCAAGAGAAGATGATCCAGCTGAACCAGAAGAACTAGTTGGATATGGACAAGGTAACTTTACCTCTTCTGATGTTACTTTTAGATGGAAGTATATAGATCCAACAGGAGGAGTTATCTCTACTGTGGAAAAAATGCGAAACAATCCTTTTATGTCGTTCCCGCCGAATGTAAAAGTTGAAGTATTAGATAAAGGCGATAACGTTTTAGAAACCGTGGAAAATTATCAAGGGTTATCTTATAGAATTGACCAAGATGCTAATAAAAGATTAACAAGCAGAGAAACGGTTGACTATAAAAATGTGGCCCCAACAAGAAATCTTTCTTTAAGAGTGACAGTTAAAGGAGTAAATAACTTAGATAGTTACGGTAAATATAAATCTTTTAATGTATTGCCAGAATATACTAATATTCAAGTCATTGATTCTTTTCAAGATTCTCCTTATTACGTATTATCGGGATTCTTCGGAAACGTAGATGGAGTTAAACTAGCTGTATGGAATAGTGGTTACGATAACGTGATCACTGGCTCTGGAATTAGAGGAGCTGATTCGTTATTGATGAGGAGTGAAACAGGAGAAATAGCATACGAAAATATTGTAGAAGCGTTTAAATCTGCTGATGGATTTAACGGAGTAGCGGAAGGTTCTGTTAGAAACGTTAACGCAAGACCAGTTGGCGATGGTATCACGGTAAATTATAGAGGATCTGATCCAGATTATACTGCCTACGTAAATTACTACGAAGATTTGGCTAAATATTACGACAACAACGTTAATAAATCAACTTCAAAGGAAGTTTGGGGTCAAGAACATTACAGCCAATACGGACTTAATGAAGGCCGCGAATTATTTAAATTAAACGATGGAACATTTGGTGACGCTGACTTAACTCAAGTACCAAATAACAAAGTAGGATTCTCTGGATTACATATTACAGTATTTCCAGAAGCTGTTTCATATAACGAATTAGTATTTAACTGCTATTCTCCAACATCAAATAAAGATGTATATAAAGTAGATATATATAGTGGAGATACTGTTGGTTTTACGCCAGATACAACTGATTTCAAAAACCTCCACAAAGAACAAGGTCTTAATGAAACTAGAGCTTATTCAAATACCATCAGACTTTCAAGTTCAACTATCGAAAGAAAGAAATGGTACTATTTTAGATTCCAACCTTACGATGATTTTGGTAAAGGACAAATGTCTCCTGTCGTTAGCGGTTACTTAGAAGATAGGTCTGACAAAGCTCCAATTTCAAAACCTGTTGATTTCCGTTTGAATGGCGGCGCTGGTCAAAACGATGAGATTTTAGCGACTCAAATGGCTCAAGCCAGTAATAAAAATTTAAAATTCAAAATCGTTACTTTTGGAACTGATGTTAATTGGACTGCGTTAGGAGCTACCACCGTACTTATTGGAGCAGAATTTAAATACTCTGGAGCAGCTCACAGTGGAACAGGTGGAACTGTAAAAAGAGTGGAGGAAGTTGTAGCTTTAACAGAAAAAGAAACAGAATCTCTTTTAAGTATGAAAGCGCAAACAAAATCTACCGTAACAGTGCCAGAAGACATAGAAGAAGGTTCATCATACAACATGATGAACAACGGAAAAGAGGATATTTATATAAAAACATCCTCTGCTGCTGGTTCCGCTGGTGGCAAAACAATAACTATTCTCAAACCCGGTGAAAGAACCGAGATTATGAGAATAGGAGATGAATGGGTTGACTCAAGAGGCGATAATCTTTACTTAGATTAAAGATTCATCTGGAACACAGATTCGTCCATCTTGTTATCTACGCCTTTAACGTAGGACGAGATTTCTGTTTCTTGTGGAGCTACTTGAATCTTCTTGCTGTCGTAGAAGCTATCCAGCCATCCAGAAAGAGGATTGCTTTTAACGTTGTAGATTTTCTTGTAACCCATAGAAGTTAAGCGGCTGTCAGCGAGCCATTCAACATAGTTCTTGAGCGAATCAGATGTGAGTCCAATCAAGTTCCCGCGAGAGAAAAGATAGTCGGCCCATTCTTTTTCAGCATCTACTGCCATACGATATGCTTCGTAAACGCGATCTTCATTCTTCTTTACGATTTCTTGAAAGCCTTCTTTCGGGTTATCACGGAGAATCTTAAAGATATTTTGAGTAATAGCGACGTGGAGATTTTCATCTCTAGAGATCAAGTTGATGATCTTAGCGTTCCCTTCCATCTTGCCCCGATAACCGAAATAAAACGAGCAAGCAAACGAAACATAGAAAGTAAGACCTTCGGTGATTTGAGTAGCCAACAGAGCGTCAAAAATCTGTTGCTTTGGGTCTTCGCTCTTGGTATTCAAGAGAGCGTCGTAGCGGCTAGAAATAGCTTCTGCGCGCTTAACAATCTCCTTATCTTCTAAGATAGAGTCAAAGAACTTGGTCGCGTCTGGATGAACGTTTTGAAGAATATAAGTATAGCTGTTGCTGTGAACAGTTTCAAAGAAAGACCATACATTCATGCAGATTTCAAGTTCTGGATTGCTGACATAATCAGCGAGAGAATTGATGCTGCGAGAAAGCATAGAGTCCGTCATCGTTTGAAAACGGAGGTTGCTATCGAAGACAAAGCGTTCTTCTGGAGACAAATTCTTATAGTCAGCAGAATCTTTAGTCAGATTGATTTCTTGTGGACGCCAGAAGAAGTTCATCTGTTGATCATATAGATCATAGAACTTTGGATACTTCAAGCGGTCATAACGCTGAATAGCTAAATCTTCGCCAAGGAAGATCGGTTGTTTAAGAGAATCTGTGTTTACGGTGTTTAATACTGTTTTCATTTTTTTATAGGGTGCAAGCTCCACTGGAGCAGTTATCTACTTCTTCTGGTTGTGTTTCTGGCTCTACTTTTTTAACTTCGGTGGCTGAACCAAGCACAGTTTGTGTGTCACCATCGAATGTGTTTGTGTAATAAAGATTTTTGATGCCGTATTTGTAAGCGAGGAGAATATCACGAACAAGTTCTGTTTGCGGCGGAACTTTGTTTGGATAAGCTGCTGTATTATAATACAGGTTAGTTGACATACTCATATCAACGAACTTTTGAATTGCGGCGGCGACTTTAAGATAACCGTCATTGCTTGGCATTTCAGAAGCGATTGTGTAGTGCTGTTTATGCTCTTTAATATTTGGCACGACAACCGAAATAACTCCAGACTTAGAACGCTTGAACGAAATAAGAGAACGAGGAGGCTCAATACCATTTGTTGAAGACTGAATTACGGAGCTAGATTCAACAGGCATAATCGCCGTCAAAGTACTGTGACGCATACCGTGTTGGGCGATTTCTTTACGAAGACCTTCCCAATCGAAATGAAGTTTCTCCGTCACGAACTCATCGACGTTCTTGCAGTAAGTATCAATCGGCAAGATGCCTTGAGAGAATTTGGTCAGATGGAACTTCTCGCACTTACCTTTTTCTTTAGCGACTTCAACAGAGGCTTTGATAAGATTATAACTAACAGATTCCATAAGCGCGGCTACCTTATTAGGAGCTTGCTTATCAAAATACTTCATTTCGCGTTTAGCTAACCAAGCGGCCAAATTGGTTACACCAACACCAAGACTGCGACGTTTCTTGGCAAAGTTTTCGGCAGCAGGAACAAAGTAGTTTTGATGGTCGATCAATTCTTCAAGCATACGAACGATAACATCGCATACTGATTCCATTTCATCTTCCGAGATTTCCAGAAGATTAACGGCAGAAAGGATGCAGACGCCGATTTCGCCGTCTTTATCATTAACGTCTTTGATTGCAGTTAAAGGATGGTTAACTTCCAAGCAGAGGTTAGCAGTATCAACTTGTTCAGTCCAAGAACCATGAGAGTTAGCATGGTCAACATTCATTAAATAAATGCGGCCAGTTTCCACGCGCTCTTTAGAGAACAGGAAAAGAAGATCTCTGGCATTAACTACCTTTTTAAATTTAATTTTATTGTTCTTTTCGGCGGCTTCGTAAAGTTCTTTGAAACCTTCCATACCAAAGTTATTCCAAAGTTCAGGAACTTCATGATAAGAGAAAAGAGTTACAGTCTTATTAGACATGGCGCGATCATAGAACAAGCGATCAAAGCCAATGCAGTAATCAAGTTTGCGAACACGGTTATCATCAGTACCAGCATTGTTCTTGAGAACCATAATGTCTTCAATGTCGTGATGGAACCAAGCAACGTTAACCGTTGCAGAACCGCCACGGATGCCGTTTTGATGGCATGACTTAACAGTGGACTCAAACATCTTCAAGAACGGAATTGGGCCAGTATGACTGACCATGCCGCCTTTAACTGGGCTGTTTACGGCGCGAATACGGCTGATATTCATGCCAATGCCATATCGGTTGGCAGTAGCTAGGCCAACAGCGGTATTATTGCCAAAAATCGAATCTAATGTATCGTCAACAGTGAACAAAGCGCACGAAGCGTAAGACTTCAAAGTTGTGCGAACGCCCGCCATAATTGGCGTAGGAAGATTGATCTTGTGTTGGCTAAAGTAATTGTAGGCACGTTTAACGTACTGGAGTCTGTTTGAGCTATAATTCTTAAACAGAGTCATAGCAATCAGCATATAAGCAAATTGCGGTGTTTCGTAGATTTTCTTCGTAGTGCGGTTTTGAACTAAGTATTTCTCGCACAACTGTTTAATACCAGCATAAGTGAACGAAAAATCACGGTCATGTTTTAAATACTCGTCGATCTTATGGAACTCTCTTTCATCGTACCACTTAAGAATCTCAGCATCATAAATGCCCGAATTAATGTTTTCCTTTACGAAATCAATAAGTTTTGGCGCGTTTCTGCCGCCCCAAACTTCTTTACGAAGCTGATAGTTTTGCAAACGAGAAGCAACGTATTGATACTGAGGCTTTTCCTCGGAAATAAGATTAGCGGCAGATTCGATCAAAGTATTGTGAACATCTTTGGAAGATATTCCGTCAAAGAAAGATAGGTTTGCATTGATGCCAACTTCCTCAAAAGAAGTATTGCTAATACCCTCGCAAGCCCAAGCTAAAACTTTATTGATTTTGTCAGCATCGAATTTTTCAACTTCGCCGCTTCTTTTCTTTACATTCATTAATTTTTTCATATTGAAACCAAAATAGGTAAGATAATTTACAGGTTAAACAGACGTTAAT